CTCCAACACGGGTGCTGACCACATTTGGCACCTTGACACCGGCTTGATCTGCACACCAATTCAAAAATGACCCACACCATGGCAGCTTGTCGGCCTTCATGTGCTTGCCATACTTTGTCTCATTGTTGCCGGTTTCAGTTGTACCAACCTCACCTAGTGCAACCTCGATCAAACGCGGCAATGTGCCTTTTGGAAAATTACTCATTGGCTTTCATTGCCTCATAAGTAGATTTGAGCATAGAGGTGAATTCTCCGTTGCCATGGTCAATGACAGCGTGTTCTACTTCTACGCCTTCAATGTTAGAAACTGTAATAAATGTGACATTATCCATTTTTATAACTCCGCACCGATTGCTAGATAAGAAGTGCCTGTTGCACCTTGCATAAAGTAAGTTCTAAATTGTGTTAGTCCGCTGCCATAAGTGACAACAATGTGCGCTGCTATTGGTGTGGCTCCAGATAACGTAATAACTCCACCAGATGCAAGTGTTACACCATCTGAAACATTAACATTTGAATACTCTAAGACGCTTGCAGTAGTTCTCATTGTGACGGGATTTGGGATTGTTATTTCAGCTTCTGTGGTGCTTTTAGCCAAACCATTACCCGGAAAATAAATATAGTTATCGGAGGTGGTTGCTCTCCAATAGTAACGTTGGCATAATGCTAACTCTCCAGCAAAAGTACCACTTGCAGTCTGAAATGGTGTTGCAGTTGATCCGAACTCTACCTGAACACCCCAGATTTGAGCGGTAAAGTTTTGGATGCCAATGCTTGAAGCGCGTGTTGCAAATGTCGCGCCAGCAGAAGTCCATAAATTTAGTTGTAGATATGAACTATTTATGCTTGTGCCAATAGTTTTGCCTGAAATCGATGGTACTGCAACAGTTACTGAGTATCTAGCCCATGAGGTTGTCAAGGTAATTGAACCTGCTGGAATAGATACTGCTGTGGATGGTGATCCACCTGATCCAAAGTTTTGCTCTAATTCGATTCCTATTTTTGGCGTACCTGTATTGGCTTTTGCAAAGAATGAGATCGTCACTGTTTGACCAGCATATTTTCTAACATCTTCTATTTTTTGTGCAAAAAAAGCATAGTCTCCAACTGCTGACTGTGAGGCTGTAATACCTTGCAGAAAGTTTTTGCCTTCATATGGAGCAAATGGTGCTGCTCCTGCTGTGAAAGTTTGTGGGGTTACTGTGAATGAACCACCAGTATTGAATTGCAGCCAGCGATCAAAGTTAAATAATCCTGAAGTTGTGTTAGAAGTAAAACCTCTTTGGTTAATATCAAAATCACCATTTATGATCTTATTCTTGCCTGCGTAATAATTATTTGTAAAGGCTGGATCGTAAGCTTCTTTGACAGCACTAGACGTTGCCGCCAAGCTTGTTGATGTGCTAGATGTTGATGTGCTCAGCTGCACCGCGCCTTTGTTTGATGTTGTTGCATCAAGAATTCCAATAGTAACCGCGCCCGATGTACCACCGCCTGTAAGTGGTGATGATGCTGTGACACCGGTAATGTCACCTTGATCATTGGCGATCCACACGAAATCCATATCGGTGTTTGAGTTTTTGGCAAGAATTTGCCCGGTTGTGCCGCCCAAAAGATCGGCCATCGAGGTTGCTACAGCTTGACCAAATACCTCAAAATCCGCTGGTAAATCTGTCACCAAATCTGTTGCCGTTGGCATTTGCCAACCAAATGGTGTTGTTGGATTGCTCATTTTCTCTCCTTATGCCACGACTAACGCATCGGCCCAAATTAGACTTCCGCTGATTGTGTTCCATGATTCTGCAATTGCGACATCTTGCCATTGCATGGCTTGCAATGAAAATGCCAATGGTGAAATGATAGCCGTGAGCGAAACGCTGTTGTATGCGGCACGCCATGTCCAGCCTTCGACAAAGCCCAAAAATGTGCCTGATGCCATGTTCAATGGCAGATCCGTAATTCGGATTGGCATACCCATAAATACATTAATCAAGGCATCCCGATCCACATCATCCAGCTCTGGGTTTGTTAGCTCAAATGTGAAGTCGTTAAAATTAAATTGTGGATACGATCTCAAAGACAAATAAAAATCTGCCTGATCCTCGGCATCGGCTTGATGCTTGATTGTCGTTGTAAAGATTTGAGACAATTGGCCAAATTCGGCTATTGATTCTGGATCGTTTGCGCTGGTTTCGCTAGTGCTATTTTGGCCGTATTTGATGGTTATGTCGTTTCGCACATCACCGGCACGCTGTTGGACACTTAAACCCGGTGCAATTGCGTGATTGGCTGTGAGATCAACATAACCATTTGTCGCAAGATAAGTCGATCGATGAGTTGAGTCCGCATAACTGATTTTGCCTGTTGGCGATTCATAAATGTATCCCAATCCCGATGTGGCTAAAGCTGCGACCAATGAATACACATCGGTTCGGCTGGAGGATCGCTGTGCCAGCTCATAATTGCCTGGTGTATCAATCTCACCTAATCCTGTGTTTTGTGCATTTTGCCATTGCTCGGTTGGCTCATAGGTTGCCCATTGCAAAGCTGCCGGTACTTCATTCCATGAATTGATCAAAAGATCGGTCAAAATTGTAAGAATCTGATCGCCATCAAAATCCTGTGACAAAACGCCATCGGTTAAGGCTTTTGGCAATCTGGACAATGCACCTAGTGCAATGATTTTGATGCGCTGGGCATAGGCAACCGATCCAACCTCAGCTACGGCGATGCCAACCTCGACAACCGATCCACCAAAGATCGGCACAAATGTAGCTGTGGAATCTTGCAGCTCGATGGTAAGCCCATCGTTAATCTCAATGGCCACATTTGATTGATCAAGGTTGATGAGCTCAAGATTGATGTATCCGGCTTGAGCCTGTTCATAGATGTTTGTCCGGCCGCTTGTAATAGTTAAATTTGCCAAAATGGCTGTTTGGTATTGAACACCGCCAATTTTCACGCGCCAAACTGGATTGAAAATACTCATGAGAATTGCAAGCTGTTTGCGCCGCCTGTGCCGCGATAGAAACTATTGTTGAGCACATTGATGATGCTGCGTGCTGTGCCTTCCGGATCAATTGCACCTGTCACGTTGAGATTGATTGTGGTGCCACCGCCGCCACCCAAACGATTGTTTGGCGTAATCATGCCGCTAGCATTTGGCGTAAATAACTCTGGGCCACGCTCTCCCACAATATATGACGTGCCGGATCGAACAGGCCCACCCGATGCTCTGCCTGCTATTTTCCCGACAACAAAACCCAAAATTCCAGATTGAGCTGCAAAAATGTCTTTGTTGTTATTTATCAAATTTACAATGTTTTGCATTTGTGCGTAGGCTTTATTCATAAAACCAACCAATTGAGAAAAACCAGTAATCAAGGTTGCAACCAGCGTTGCTATGCCTTCAAGTGCAATACGAAAATTGTTGCCCATAAGTGGTGCAAGATAAGTTTTGACAAATTCCCACAAAGCCCGGAATCCATCGTTTAAAGGTTTCAATTCTGTGGAATTCTCTGTCAAGGCTTTTTTGATTTTGTCAAAGGCTACTCTCAAGCCTTCTAAAACAGGCCCCACAACGGCTCCAATGGCTGGAATTACTTCGCCATACAAGAAACCCCACCACGCTTTAAAAATGGGCAATATGTCATCGCGTAAGGCTTTAAAGATTGCGCTAAATGCTGGCCCCAATGTTTTGCCCAAGCTCTCTGCAAATTGCGTAACAGCTGGGATGCCTTTATCAACAAATGCGCTGATCAATGGTGTGATGGCATCCAATACATATGCTCCAACAGTTTCTTTGGCTTCATCAAATGCAACATTCAATCGGGCCATTTTGCCGGCAAATGTATCGGCTTGAATTGATGCCTGCTCATCAAATGTGCGAGACAATGCCAGCATTGCACCATCAAAATCTTTTGTTTTGATAATGTTTTCATCTAGCGGCACACCAAGTTTTTTCAATGCACCGAAATTCCCATCCATGGCCTTTGCAATTGCCTCGGTGGTCGCGGTTAAACTTTTTCCCGAACCGGCCGAAACGTCAAGTGCAATTTGTTGTAATCTTTGAGCCTCGGTAACATCTTTTGTGGATCTGATCAACCTATCAAGGCTCGGCCTCAATTCGTCATCGGTAACACCTGTGGCCAAAGCTGTTTTTGTTATATAAGCCTCAGTAGCCGCAATTTGAGCGTTTGTTGCACCAGTAACATTTTGCAATGTAGTGGCCAATTTAGCTTGTGCAGCTTCATCTGCAATGGCTGATTTCACGCCATCAATGAGCAATTTGCCAGCATAGGCAGCTGCGGCTGCTCCAGCTGCGGCAAAGGCCAAACCGGCTTTTTTGCCAAAATCACCAAGTTTGGATCCAAAGCCTTCAACCTCACTGGATCCAGCGGTTAAATTCTTTTTGAGGTTATCAATATCAGCAAGAATGGAGAGTTTGAGTGTCCGTGATCCACCTAGTGCCATTTCACCACTCCTTCAAAATCTTTGAAAATGCTGCTTCCCATTGAGCGATGATCTGAGGTTGCTCAGCTCTCAATGTTGGATAGATAAAGTATCCTCGGGAGCCACGGCCTTCACG